TAGAAAATACCCACAATACAACATCTACAAGATAGACGTTGGCGTGGAAGGGGATAAATGTTTCAACGTCTCGAAGCAAAAGAGTCCAGAGGACTATGAAAGCTCTGCGCCCGACCTATCTTCCTTCTTTTCAGAACTAAGCGAAGAGGCGATATTTATTGTAGGAGGGGCAGGCCACATATCGGGTATGACACTCGCGATATTAGAACAGATAAAAGATAGAAAAATATCTGTGCTATACATTCGCCCTAACCCTAAGAGCCTGACAGGAAAAAAGAAGTTGCTTGAACGAGCAACCTTTGGTATACTACAGCAGTACGCCAGGTCAGGCCTTCTTGAGGATATATACACTGTGGATAATGAAGTTATAGCAAAAATAGTTGGTAATCTACCAGTTATAGGTTATTTTGATAAAATAAATGAAATTATAACATCAACCTTACATTTTATAAATATATTTGATAGATCGAGACATGAGTACGGTGTTGTAGAAGAAAGGGAACCTGTTTGTCGTCTTTCGACGATTGGCCTGTTAGATCCTGAGACTTCGGAAGAAAAGATGTTCTATAATTTCGACCTAATAAGAGAGAAAAGTTATTTTTACGCTTTGAACAAAAGCAGACTACTTAATGAGTCTAACCTGATTTCGACCATAGAAAACCATATCGAAGAAAAAAAGGAAAAATGGTTGACAAACTTTTCTTACAGGTTATACTCCACAGACTACGAAAATGATTTCGGGTATTGTATACACAGAACATCAAAAGTTCAGGGGGAAACATGAAGGCATATATGGGGATATTTCTTAAAGAAGACGGTAGCAGAAGACCAATGCGATTTGCTAAGTTAGAAGACCTACCGGATGGCTTCCTAGAAGCCAAAACAACAGGCACAGGCCAATCCCCGCAATATGCCCCAGGCAAAGAATTAGTTTGGGACCTAGATGTAGGACAGTTTAGAGTATTTAATCATAATACGGTCCAGGGAGTAATCTCTGTAGCCGATTTTGACGAAAATAATTTAGTTTGACAAGTTTAGCACAACAGGATATTAGCTGTTGTGACTATAGAGCGATGCTCACAATTAACAAAAAAGGAAAAAAAATAATATGGCTATTAATTTAGAAAAGATGCGTAATAAGTTGAATAAGTTAGAGGGCAAGGGAGCAGGACAGTCTTCATTCTGGAAGCCCCAGGATGGAGAACAGACCATTCGGATCCTGCCTTGTGCGGACGGAGACCCCTTTAAGGAGTTTTGGTTCCACTATAATCTCGGAGATAATCGAGGATTTTTGAGTCCTAAGAGAAACTATGGGGAAGATGATCCTCTTGATAAGTTCGTCCGCAAGCTCTTTAATGAGGGTACCGATGAATCTGTTAAGATGGCTAAGAATCTCATGGCTCGCCAACGTTTCTTTTCTCCCGTCATTGTTCGGGGAGAGGAAGAGAGGGGAGTCCGTCTTTGGGGCTATGGTAAAATGGCTTATAGAGAGCTTCTTAACCTTGTGTTGAACCCGGATTACGATGACATCACAGATCCCGCAACGGGTACGGATCTCGTAATCCGTTACGGAAAGCCAGCAGGCGCAGCCTTTCCACAGACGCATATTTCTGCTCGTCGCCGGTCGTCACCTGTCTTTGAGAACGATAATGACGGGTCTAGGGCTGCCGATGCCCTGGATTCCATCCCAGACTTTGAGGAAGTCTTTGTTGAGTCACGTAAGACTCCTGAGGAAGTTGGTCGTATGCTCGACGAATGGCTCTCAGGTGAGTCTGATGGAAGACAAGACGTTGAAAAATACGGTAGCGGCACTAAGTCCAAAGTAGATGAGAAACTTAATCAGCTTTTGAACGCCAGCGCTACTGTTTGATCCCCCCCCGCCGCAGGGAGGCACGGGCTGGAAAACTATCCCAAGTTTTACTAATAGGTGTCTCATTTTTTTATTAGAGGTAATATAAATGAATTTCAGTGAAATATTGAAAAATAAGTATTTTCTTTCCGCCGCTATTGTGTGTGCAGTCGGACTCTTTGCTATCCTTTCGTATAGCAATTCTACAGAGGTCGAAAACGCCAAAAATTCTAGCAGCACCGAGAATACCAGTGAGGCCCTTCAGGCATCCGAAATTTTAAGCCCCCAGGACGAAGCGCCTGAGGTTGCTGTGGAGACCGAGGTCCCCGCAATTGATAGTAGTGAAAATACAGGAGAAAATAAGTAATGTTTATTAAAAATTGGTTGTCAGTGTTTATTGTTCCAACCGGCGCATTTCTGGTCGCATTTCTGGTCGCATGTTGTCCAGACGTGAGGGAAGACACGGCTGATACAGATACTACTGAAGTCCTAGAGGATACAGGAGTAGTAACTACCCCTGTTGGCACAGGAACCGAGGACACCGGAGTATAATCTCATATACCGCAGGGAGGCATGGGTTTACAGATGTCTCATTTTTTTAAGGAGGGGTTGTGGCAAGGGCGCAAAAGAAAACAGGCAAAGTCGCTATGGGCGATATGATTAAGCGTTTAAATAAGAAGTATGGGATGAAAGTCGCCCATAATTTAAACCAGGAAAATCCAACAGAAGTCAAGGAATGGATCCCGACCGGCTCCAGATGGCTTGACTCAATCATTTCTAAAGGGCAAATGGCTGGGATTCCTGTTGGCAAGATAACAGAGATCGCTGGTCTTTCTTCTACAGGCAAGAGCTATTTGGCAGTTAACGTCGCTGCAAACGCCCAGAAAATGGGCCATTATGTGGTTTATTTTGATGCCGAGAGTGCAATAGACCCTAATTTTATTAGAAAAGCCGGGGTAGACACAGACCCAGAAAAATTTATGTATATTCAGGCAACTACGGTTGAACAGGTGCTTGAGATGGTGGAAGAATTCATTGGTACAGAGCAACAAACTCTGCTCATTTGGGACTCAATTGCCAATACTCCCACTGAGTCTGACAAGGAGGGTGATTTCAACCCTCAATCTTCAGTTGGGAAGAAAGCCAGGGTTCTCTCCTTGGGATTCCAAAAACTTACAATTCCAATTGCTAACTCACAGTGCACGCTACTTGGTCTTAATCAACTAAAGACTGTCATTCCTAGTAGCCATGCCCAGAGAATGGAGGCGATGAGTGAACCGTATTTTACACCAGGTGGGAAGGCTATGGTTTATAATGCTTCTCTCCGTATCTGGCTGACAGGTCGTAAGGCAAAATCCGCATATGTTAAGGATGAAAATGGATTTACTATTGGTTCTGAGGTTAAGGCAACCTTAAAAAAATCTAGATTTGGCACGGAACGACGACAATGCACGTTCCAGATTATGTGGGGCGATGATGAGGTTAGAATTCTAGATGAAGAGTCGTGGTTCGAGGCGGTCAAAGGATCAGAGCACATCCAGCAGAGTGGGGCATGGTATACTCTTATCTACGAAGACGGGACAACAGAAAAGTTCCAAACTGCAAAATGGTTGGAATTGTTGCAAAAGCCTAAATTTAAGAATAGAGTGTTGGAACTCATGGACGCAGAGGTTATAGGCAAGTACAAAGATAGGCAGGGAAGCATAGAGTCCTTTGAAGATATAGATCGAGGGGTGTAGAGACCGCCACGGGGGGAAATTGAAAAGAGTAATGTTAATAGATTGCATGAATATATATTTGCGATCTTATATAGTAGACCCAAGCCTATCGGAGAACGGAATTCCGATAGGAGGGTTTAAGGGATTTCTTAAAACATTACAAAAGCTTTGTAGAGAAGTGAACCCCGATAAGGTAATAGTCGTGTGGGATTGCGGTGGTGGCTCCCGTAAGCGCAAAAGAATAAGTAAGGACTATAAGGCTGGCAGGAGCCCCATACGTTTGAACAGAACAATAAGAAACCTTACTCTAAGAGAGGAACAAGATAATAAAATCTGGCAGCAAATAAGGCTGTCGGAGTACCTGAATCAGCTACCCATCATACAGTATTGTATTGAAGATGTGGAGGCAGATGACGTTATTTCTTATCTAGTTCAGAATAAACGACTTAGAGGTTGGCAGAAGATAATCATATCTAGTGATAAAGATTTTTTTCAACTATGTGACGATAAAACCATTATGTACAGGCCAACTCAAAAAGAAGTGCTGAATAAATATTCAATTATTGAAAAGTATGGCATTCATCCAAATAACTTTGCTCTAGCCAGAGCGATAGTGGGAGACCCTTCAGATAACCTGAAAGGAGTTCAGGGGGCTGGGTTGAAAACAATTTCTAAAAGATTTTCTTTTATGGGAGAAGAGAAAGACTACTTACTGGAGGACATTCTAGAACACTGTAGCAGGGTGGAAAAGCCACTTCTTATTCACAAAAGAATATTAAATAATATTAAATTAATTAAGAAAAATTACAGTTTAATGCAACTGTATAGCCCCTCCCTGTCGCCAACAGTAAAGTCCCAGGTAAACTACATATTGGAAAACACAGAAATGGGATTCAACTTAACAGAAATGAGAAAAATGATGGTGATAGATGGTTTCGGAGAATGGGAGAATTCTGAACTGACTATAGCCATGAGAAAAATAGTTGCGTGTTCTAGAGAATCAGATAGATAAAAGGGGGAGAGGAATTATGGAACGAACAAATTTTAGCCATTTTGGCAAAAGTTTTCAAGAGGCGTTGTGCCTCTTGGTTTTAGAGGATAGACCGTTCGCGGATCAGTTATTTGAAGTCTTTGACATCACTTTTCTTGAATTAGGATATCTAAGATTATTCGTAGCTAGAATAATTGAGTACCGGGAAAAGTATGGTGTACATCCTACCAGAAATATTATGGGTACGATTATAAAGTCGGATTTGGGAAAAGAAAACGAAGCGATTCAGAAACAGCTTAGGTCTTATTTCGTTAAGGTTATGTCGCTACCTCATGTAGACGATTCTGAATTTGTAAAGGATAAAGCCCTGGATTTTTGTAGAAAGCAGAAGTTAAAGGGAGCTATGCTTAAGTCTGTGGATCTGTTGCAAAGTTGTTCCTTTGACGAAATATCTAAAATTATAAACGATGCGTTAAAGCTTGGTAGCGACTCCAACTTTGGCTATGACTATATTAAGGATTTTGAAGAGCGCTTTCTTGTTAAAGCCCGCAACCCAGTTTCTATGGGATGGTCGGAATTGGATGTTATTTCCGGTCGTGGGCTAGGCCAAGGTGAATTGGGTGTGGTTATAGCACCCACAGGAGCCGGTAAATCAATGGTTTTAGTCCACTTAGGGGTTCAAGCCTTACTTCAGGGTCGTGATGTAATACACTATACGCTGGAGTTGAGTGATACCACTATTGCTTCTAGGTATGATAGCTGCATTACCGGCGTCCCCCTCAAGGATCTTTTTTCGTTTAAGGAACTGATTTTTGACAAGATCGAGAACGTTCCAGGAAATCTCATTATAAAAGAATATCCAACAAAGTCAGCTTCGACTAGGACTATAGCTAATCACCTTGATAAGCTGGTGAACAGGGGTGTCAAGCCTGGCTTAATAATAATTGATTATGGTGATCTTTTACGTCCGGTCACAACAAGGAAAGAAAAGCGAATGGAACTTGAATCAATTTACGAAGAAATGCGTGGTATTGCACAAATAAATGAGTGTCCCATATGGACCGCATCACAAACAAATCGATCAGGACTAAACGCAGAAGTTATTACTATGGAATCTATTTCGGAAGCCTTCAATAAGTGTTTCGTGGCAGATTTTATCTTTACAGTGTCAAGGACAATGGAGGATAAGAACTCCAATACTGGAAGAATTTACGTAGCAAAAAACCGTAACGGCCCAGATGGACTGTTATATCCCATTTTCATGGACACAAGTAACGTAAAGATTCGTGTGTTGCCTCCAAGCGATGAAAGTGTGGAGGAGGTTACCTCGAAAAGTCAGGCTGACTTTTTAAAGAAGACATACAAAAAGTTTAAAGAACAATTAAGGGAGACTACCTAGAATGGAATTGGCGTCTAAAATATTATCGGATATCACCGTATACATGAAATATGCAAGGTTTTTACCAAAACAATACCGACGAGAAACATACAAGGAACTTGTTTCTCGCAATAAAAAGATGCATATAAAAAAATACCCTGCCTTAAAGGAGGAGATAGAGGAAGCATATCAGCATGTATATGACAAGGAGATACTTCCTTCTATGAGAAGCATGCAGTTTGGGGGAAAACCAATTGAGGTGGCTCCAAATAGAATTTTTAATTGCGCTTACCTTCCCGTTGATGACGCTCGCGCTTTTGGGGAGATAATGTTTCTGTTGCTGGGAGGCACAGGTGTCGGTTATTCTGTTCAAAAGCATCATGTAGAAAAGCTACCGGAAATAGTTAAACCAAATGGCAGGAGGACCTATCGATATTTAATTGGGGATTCCATTGAGGGCTGGGCTGACTCCATTAAAGCTCTTGTAATGTCTTATTTTCGTGGGACATCTAAGTTGCGTTTTGATTTCTCGGACATTAGGTCCAAAGGAAGCAGATTAGTAACTTCCGGGGGCAAAGCTCCCGGCCCACAACCGTTAAAGGAGTGCTTGGTTAAGTTAGAGGGTCTGCTTGAGACAAAAGAAAATGGTGATAAGCTTAGGCCAATTGAGGTTCACGATATGATATGCCACATTGCCGATGCAGTATTGGCTGGTGGCATTCGCCGTGCTGCTTTAATTTCTTTGTTTTCAGCAGATGATGATGAGATGATTTCGTCTAAGACGGGAAAGTGGTGGGAGAATAATCCTCAAAGAGGGCGCTCTAATAATTCTGTAGTCCTTATGCGTCATATCGTTACCAAAGATTTTTTTGCTGAATTATGGAATCGGGTTGAGGCAAGTGGGGCTGGAGAGCCGGGGTTTTATTTTACCTTTGACAAAGATTGGGGTACAAATCCTTGTTGTGAGATCGCTCTTCGGCCATTTCAGTTCTGTAACCTGACCGAAGTTAATGTTTCGAGCGTCAAGACCCAAGAAGACTTTGAGAGCAGAGTAAGAGCCGCAGCCTTTATAGGGACACTGCAAGCATCCTATACGGATTTTCATTATCTACGTCCAGTGTGGCAGAGGACCACAGAAAAGGATGCCCTGATAGGAGTGTCCATGACTGGCATAGCTTCGGGAGATGTTTTAAAGCTTGACGCTAAGGCAGCGGCGAAGATAGTAAAGGAAGAAAACAAAAGAGTGGCAGCCTTAATCGGGATCAACCCAGCGGCAAGAACAACTTGTGTTAAGCCAGCGGGAACAACCAGTTTAGCACTTGGGACCTCTTCGGGTATTCATGCGTGGCACGCCCCGTACTACATTCGTAGGATTAGAGTGGGGAAGAATGAGGCGATTTATGAATACCTGAAAGAATTCCATCCAGAGCTAGTGGAGGATGAATATTTTAGGCCTCATGATACAGCAATTATCCAAGTTCCACAGAAGGCTCCAAAGGACTCCATACTACGCTCTGAGGACGCCCTGGAGCTTCTTGAGCGAGTAAAGCATATCAGCACTCAGTGGGTTAAGCCGGGGCACTGGAAGGGCCAAAATACGCACAATGTGAGTGCCACCATTACAATAAAAAAAGATGAGTGGGATGACGTTGGGCAATGGATGTGGGAGAACAGATCTTTTTATAATGGGCTCTCTGTACTACCAGAGAATGGGGGCTCGTACATTCAGGCTCCGTTTGAAGATTGCGATGAAGAAGTATATAAAACTATGATGAAATCTCTTGTTGATATAGATTTAACTAATGTCATCGAAATGCAAGACGATACGGATTTGCAAGGAGAGTTGGCGTGTTCGGGTGGTTCTTGCGAAATAAGATAAATAGCTTGACCTATTCTAGAGTAGGTGTTATACTATCTTGAGGTGAATGATGAGATTTAACTATATGCTTCCTAAAAATGAACAGATAAGACGTTGTCCTGATAATAGGGAACATTATTATGTTCCGACTAGCCATACAGAGGCTTCTATAGGGCATATAGCAGTGCGTTTTAAATGTAAATATTGCGGGCAACTAGCGACAGCTTTTTTACCCAATGAGCAATATGAGATAAATAAAAAACTTATTAAGAAACACGGAGGAAACAGTGAGGTTAGAACCTAAGCATAAATGGGTTGAAGTGGATATATCCCAAAAGAAAATAGAGAGTAATAAAGAAAAAAGTTTTGTAATCCTGCCGGAGGATTATAGTCCATCACAGTCACCTTATAAAGACGTTGCGGTGGTAACCGACCCATATGAAGAATATGCCCCCGGCACCAGGATCGTAGTACCTACGCATATTATAAGGGATATAGAAATTGACGGGTTTAAGTTTAATTTTATTGAGAGGAGTCACATTATGGCAGTTATTCATTTGGAGCCTGCCCAAATTATCTATACCAATAAGGAAAGTTTTTAGACCAAATCTTATAAAAAGCTTCGCGTTGTTCGGTTAATTTGTATAATTCATTTAGTAGTTTTTCGCGTTTTGGCTCATTTTTGAACCCCAAAACTTTCATAGCGAGCAACTGGTTAGTTAAATCGTTAATCCTCTTATCAATCGCCTGAAGTAAGAACATTCTTGTCCCCTTAATAAATAGGGTTTGAGACTACGCATTTAAAATTTAAAGGAGAAAAAAGAAAATGAGTATTAAATTAGCAGAATATATCTGGCTCGATGGGTCAGAACCCACCAGACAGCTTAGGAGCAAAACTAGAGTAATACCCGTTGAGGAACAACCAGGTATTTGGGGTTTTGACGGCTCCTCGACGAACCAGGCAGAGGGCCATAGCTCTGATTGTGTTCTGAACCCGGTCAAAGTCTTACTAGACCCTACAAGATCTGGCCCTATACCTTCGATTCTGGTTTTATGTGAAGTATTGAATGTAGATATGACTCCACATAAGTCTAATACGAGGAGTCGTTGCGTAGAAATTGGAGAAAAATATCAAGATCAAGATTCTTGGTTTGGGTTAGAACAAGAGTATACTTTACTGAAAGATGGTAGGCCCTTAGGCTTCCCTAAAGATGGGTATCCATCCCCACAGGGGCAATATTATTGCAGTGTCGGAACATCAAACGCATTCGGCAGAGAGATTGTTGAGAGCCACTTGGAAGCCTGCTTACTAGCAGGCCTGAAGATTTCGGGCATCAATGCCGAAGTTATGCCAGGCCAATGGGAGTTCCAGGTTGGCCCATTGGGTCCGGTTGAGACTTCAGACCACTTGTGGTTGGCGCGGTTCCTTCTTGAAAGGATTGCGGAGAAGCACGGGGTGTCTGTNTCTTGGGATCCCAAGCCGGTCGAGGGCGATTGGAACGGAGCCGGATGCCATACCAACTTCAGCACCAAGGCGATGCGCGAAGAGGTGGGCCTGTGCGAAAAGGCTGCCGCGTCTTTGGGTGAGAGGGTTGAGGAACATATTGCAAATTATGGTGCCGACATTGAAAAGCGGTTGACCGGCTTGCATGAAACAGCGTCGTATAAGGACTTCTCATGGGGAGTTTCCGACCGTGG